ATGTCGCTACTGGTTCTAGCAACGTCATTAACGTGGCTGACTTCGCCCGTGCTAACCTCTCGCTGAATCTTGCGAATGTCTCGGCTAATAACCGTGTCGCTATTGTGGACCCCTCTGTGGCCTACACCATTGAGACGGCTACTCAGCTTGTCGGCATTAATAACAACCCGATGTTCGAGGGTATCGTCTCTTCGGGTATCGCAACGGGTATGCGCTTCGTCCGTAACGTCTACGGCTTCGATGTCTATACCTCGCAGCGTCTGGCTACAATCTCTTCGGAAACGCTTGAGACTGTGAACTGCGCTGGCTTTAAGGCTAACCTGTTCTTCTCTGCTGATGCTTCGGTTGTTCCGTTCATTGGTGCTTGGAGACAGATGCCTGAGGTCGATACTGAGTACAATAAGGACTTCCAGCGTACAGAGTTCGTGACTACCGCTCGTTATGGTGTCAAGCTCTATCGTCCGGAAAACCTTATTACTGTTCTTTCGAACACCTCGGTTTAATAGGAGGATATTAATATGGCTGATTGGACAAACTCTGACGGGCTTGAAATCCGTTTTAAGAACCCGGAGGCAGGCCAGACTGGTGCTGGTGTCTCTACTCTGGGTGCAGTTAAGAACATTGTTCTTGACTTCGACTTTGCTACTGCGATTACGGCTGCGGCTGATGGGCATGAAGCTTTCATTCCTGCTGGCTCGTACATTGTCGGTGCCTACCTGATTGTTACGACTGCGGCTACCTCTGCTGGTACAGCTACTCTGACAATCGGTCTGGCTCAGAAGGATGGTACGGTCATTGATGCTGATGGCATTGATGCTACTATCGCTCTGGCTGCGCTGGGTGCTGCTAAGGTTGTGCGCTGTGATGGCGCTCTGTCGGCTGGTACGGCTTCCATTGGTGCTGCCAATGGTTATGTCTATACCACACCGACAACCGCTGGTGATGCCTTTACGGCTGGCCGTGGTAAGTTGGTGGTCGAGTACATCGAAGTGTAACACTACTCTTGGGGGAGCCTAACGGTTCCCCCTTGACATCTTTGAAAGAATCGATATAATAATACTAATGGTCCTCCGGGGTGAACTATAGATGGCTAACGTACAACATTCAAGTCTGACAGATCCTAACCTTCATGAGCCTAAGGGTATCTCTACGGCTTCAGCTAACCAACTATACCTTTCTAGTGGTAGTGGCTCTGGTACATGGACTAATGCTAATAGGTTCCCCGGTACAGGCTGGGGTAAATATACTAATACGACATACGTAGGGACTACAGCCCTAGCAGTTAGTACTACACCTGTACTCCTTCCCTTTACGACAGATGATACGGTATCTCAGATCCCGATTACACTTGCGGGTACAACTTCTAGTCTTATGAACCTGAGTTCTGAAACTCTCCAGTTTGTTGCTGCGGGAGATCTGCATGCTCTTACTATTACTATGGAAGTTTATAACACATCTGGCACACCAAAGGTTTTGGACATTTCTTTATTTGGATCTTCCGATGGTACCAGTTACGCTACACTTCTTGGGGAAACAACGGTATCCCTGATTAAGGGTGCTGGTCAGGTTATTACTGAAACTGCATTATTCCCAGTTACATCTAATATGGTGTCTCATGGTGCTAGAATCTATCTTCAAACAGATCCCGGTACTGCCAATATCATTAATATCGGTCTAATCTCAGCCCGCGTACATAAGGCTAGATAACACATGGCTACAATTAAAATGACACTCTTGGAGATTGTTCAGGATGTCCTGAATGATTTGGACTCCGATGAGGTTAACAGCATTTCCGATACAGTAGAAGCAACCCAAATAGCTAATGTCTGTAGGAGTGTGTACTATGATGTAATAACGACAGTCGATCTTCCTGAACATACAGAGTTGATGAGGGTAACAGGTCTATCCGATTCTACTCGTCCCAACTTCATGGATGCTAATAACATCACTGAGATTAAGGAGTTGAGATACAATGTATCTGAGACTGCTGGACAGATTGAATATAGTCTTGTCAATTATCTTTTACCGGATGAATTTATTCAGAGAATTGTCAAGAGGGATACCTCTTCATCCGAGATAATTCTTGTTACAGATCCAACATCAGGAATTTCTCTGCCTATCGACAACAGCAGAATGCCTACATACTATACTTCATTTGATGATAGGTATCTCTGCTTCGATAGTTACAAAAGTTCTGTAGATAATACTCTGCAGACAAGTAAGACAATGGTACTAGGGATTAAGCTTCCGACATTCACTATGACAGATTCTTCTGTTCCAGACATGGATGATACGATCTTTCCCTATTACCTTGCTGAAGTAAAGGTTAGGGCTGAGTCCCTCTTTAAGGGTGGGCCTGATCCTAAGACAGAACAGTTTGCTAGAAAGCACAGATACTTCCAGAAGAACAATCGCTGGAAGACTGGAGAACAAAGGATACTCAATGACTATGGTAGAAAACGATACTGACCTTATCGTAACTGAAGAGAATAAAGAGGGTACAATTCTTAACGTAACCTCAAGTAAGCGAAAGTCTATGTTTACTATTTATAAGCCTACCGATGGCTATAGTATGTTCAAGATTAAGTCCGAGAGTGGTAGTATGCCTGAGCATCTCTCTGGGTATTACACAAATAGAAAGACAGCCCTATCTGATTTGACTTACTGGTTGGTTCATACACCTGAAAGTAAGGAAGCTAAGTGGGATAGAATGTTCGGTGAGGACAAAGCGCCTCCTCTGAAGCTAAAGGAAAAGAAGAGTGGCACCACAGCAGTATAGTCAGAAAACTGTAAATACTTTTATTAAGGGGCTTTACACTGAAGCCTCTGTGATGACCTATCCTGAGAATACTTCTTCAGATGAACTAAACTTTGATCTTCTTATTGATGGTTCTAGGCGTAGGAGAAGGGGCCTTGCCTATGAGACAAACTATCAGAATAGTTCCTTCTCCGTAGCGTCTGGTGATCTTATCCACTGTGAGACATGGACTAATGTGTCTGGTATTGGTGGTACTGAGTTCCTCGTTGTTCAGCATAACAACATGGTGTACTTCTACGATAAGTCTATCGACACTATCTCTGCTGGTCAGAAGTCTTTCAGCATTAATCTAAACGATTACTCGGCTAATAATAGCTACTCTGTCTCAAGTTCTTACATCAATATTGCTTCTGTTACTGGGTATTTAATCATTGTCTCCCCGGCTATTGAACCTATTCGTGTTGAGTATCTTCCGACTGATGATAATATAACTGTTACGAAGATTAAGATTCAGATTAGAGATCTTGAATATCTTGGGATGTCTTCGAATATTACGTTTATCGCTAGGACAAGCAACACTGTTACGATTACAGTTAACAGTTCCCACTATTATAATGCTGGTGATACCGTAGAGATTGACTCTTCTTTCTACCAGTTTAATGGTACCTTTACTCTTACTTCGGCTCCGACAAGCACGACATTTACGTATACTCTGAATGGTGCAGATTTCCCTAGCACAGCAGCATCTGGTCTGGCTACTAAAGAGATCGCACCTGAGACTCCTCCTACAGCTATTACGAATAACTATCTCTACGATCTCTTTAATCAGGGATGGTACTCAGATAATAATGGTAGAGCTGGTAATGCATTTGACTATTGGGACAACACAAGGGCTGACTTTCCTCCTAGAAACAAACCTTGGTGGGTAGGTAAGAATACGAATAACGATCAGGATATCGACCAGTACTTAAAGATTGAGTATGGTAATACTCTTGCTCCGAATGGTCACTTTATTCTGGACTTCTTTAACCAGAATAGATCCGCTGTATCAAATGTTAATAACCTTACGACAGTAATTGAGACTGCAAGGTTTAACTCTGTTGCTCCGTACGCTGGTCGAGTTTGGTATGCTGGCCTTGACTCTGCTAAGAATGGTGGCAAGATCTTTTACTCTAAGACAATCGAGAGTGAGAAGGACTTTGGTATCTGCTACCAGAAAGAAGATCCTACTTCTGAGGATACTCCCGGTCTGGTAGATTCTGATGGTGGGTACATCATTATCCCTGAGGCATCCAGCATTCAGGCCTTGTTCACGACAGGTTCTATTATGTATGTCCTTGCATCGAATGGTGTATGGGTTATCGGTGGTGTCGATCAGGTCTTTAAGGCTACAGAGTACTATGTTAGTAAGATCTCCAGCTTTGGTATCGCCAGTAAGAGAACATTGATTAATGTTGCAGACTCTCCTGTCTACTGGGATACCTCTGGTATTTATACCGTAGCGATTGAGAATAATACTCCCTACGTTACAAGTATGTCTGATAACATCCGTTCTTTCTATGAGGCTATCTCTCCTGAAAAGAAGAAGGATGCTACTGCTGTCTTCGACAGACTGAACAAGAGAATTATCTGGATGTACTCCAGTGAGGATGAGACAGTCCCTAACAAGAAGTCTAAGATTCTAATCTATGATCTTAACCTTCAGGCTTTCTTCCCTTGGGAGATCTCCGATGCTACAGGGACTAGTCCTTACCTTTACTGTGGTTTCTATCTCTCTGGTCTAGGATCTAGTGAGGTAGCCTATAATATTGTTGTAGGGGCAGATCAAGTCATCGATGCTAGTTCTAATACAGTAGTTGAGACTATTGCCTCAACAAGTTCTAATGCTAATTCAGATACTAAGTTTCTTGTAAGGACTGCTAATGGATATCTTACTGTTGCTAACTTTACTAATAGGTCTTTCCTTGACTGGGGTTCTGCTAATTACTCCTCTTACGCTGAGACAGCCTACGACTTCTCCGGTTCGGCTATGCTCAAGAAGAATGTCCCGTACATCGTAAGCTACATGAGACGTACAGAGCAGAACTATATTGTTTCTGGTGCGGGTTATACAGTAGACTATCCTTCTGGCTGTATCCTTACTGTTAAGTGGGATCTCTCTGTTGATAGTTCTCGGTGGAGTACTCCTAGCCAGCTATACCGTATGGTAAACTATCCTATAGTAGATCCAAATAATTTGACTTTTATTTATCCTTATGATACAATTGTAGCTAGGACAAAGATAAGAGGTAAGGGTAGAGTCTTGCGTATGCGCTTCGAAAGCGAGACAGGTAAAGACCTAAACCTTATCGGTTGGGAAACTGTCGATGCAAGTAATACCAGTTATTAGGTATTGTAAACCTGAAGATTATGAAGAATTAGTACCTTTAATAAAAGAAGCCGTAAGTAAAGCCCTCCCTAATGAGGAGTTCGAAGAAGAAAAGATTAGAGATCTCTTCGATAATGCCTTACTTAATGAAGAGTATACTGGAATAGTACTGTTAATAGACGGTAAGATTTCTGGGTATGTCTTAGGACTTCTAACAGATCAGTACTTCCATTCAAAGAAGATAGCGTATTGCCTTTCGATCTATGTATCAGAAGAACATAGAAAGTATGGGTTAGAGATGCTGAGATCCTTCGAATCTTGGGGTAAGTACAGGGGTGCTAAGACACTTTCGATAAGTTCTTTTAAAGGATTAAGCCCAGAAAAACTGGGTAAGGTTTTAAATAAAATGGGTTACTCTGAACAAGAGATTGCATACTGGAAGGAAGTATAAAATGGGTGGTGTTGTTGGTGGGATTGTCGGTGCTGTTGGTAGCATGAAGGCAATGAAGGCTCAGGAAAAGGCTATGGAGATGCAGCAGAAGGCTGCACAAGAACAACTCAAGATGCAGAAGATGCAGGATCTCCGTGAGAGAAGGAAGATGCTGAGGGAAGCTGCTATTGCTAGAGGCCAGACTGTTAACATCTCCGCTCAGATTGGTGGTGGACAGGGTAAGTTCTCTTCTAGTTCGCTTATGACTGGTCTCTCTGGTCTTCAGAGCCAGACTCTTTCTGGTCTTGGCTTCCAGCAGACTTCTAGAAGATCCGCTGAGGTTCAGCAGAAGTTCCTTAATAAGGCCGCTCAGTACGAGATGGATGCTAGTAAGTGGGCTGGTCTTGGCAACATGGCTCAGAATATCCTTGGGGCTTTCCCGACTCCTAGCTTTGGGTAAGGAATAAATAATGGGTCTTTTTGATGAAGTCTTCGGTAGTCAGGAGAAGGAATATCAGGTTGTAGAAAGCCTATTCCCTTCTGAGGAAGAAGTAAATAAAGAACTTGTTAAGTCTGAAAAGTATAAGCTTTCTCTTGCGGAGAGGTATGCTAACCATGTTGGCACCACCGTAGAGGAAGCTTTGTCTTTTGTAGAAGCTGGTAAGCAACAGGAACTTCTCTCGACCAATACAGACTTTTCTTATACTCCGGTAATGAATAAGGCTTATGCTGAGGGTGCTTCTCCTGAAGAGTTTAAGATGTCTATGGATGTCTACAAGAGGAATACAGATTATCTTCTGACTTCCGGTGACACAAAGGATGTCCTAGAAGATATCATCATTGATAAGTTTGACCCCAATACAGACAATCTGGCTATCTCTCTTGCTGTACTTAGAGAAGAGTTCCAAGTTGCTGAACCAGACGAATCTACTCTTGGTCTTGTTTCTTCTGTTTTTGGAACAGTTGCAAGAGAAAGCACAATAGGTGTTGTTGAGAATATCTTAGGTGCTACAGGTACAAGCTTTTCTGATTGGAAGGGTAAGTCCCAGATTGGTAATGAGAAGTTTCAGGCTATCCTAGAGGAACCTAGCCTAGAAAGAAAGAGGCTTCTTGCTAGACAGATGGCTGCTGAGGCTAAAGACCTTGGTGTCTTCGGAGATAACACTCTTAATTACTGGTCTAGGTTTGCTACGATTAGTACCGCTGGTAAGGCTGAAGCTGAGGCTATCTGGCTTGGTGTAGATCTTCTTGGTATGGTACCTATTGGTAAGGTTCTTGGACTTACAGGTAAGCTCTCTAAAACATCTGGTACAGCAGCAAAGCTTAGTCTTGCAACGGATGCTCTAGAGGTTGCAGAGGCTACTGGTGGCAAGGTATCCGCTAATAAGGTTCTTGATACTGCCTTGAGCAACCCCACTACCTCAATCAATACAGCAAAGCATACAGCCCCATCGTCTTCTTCAGTAGCTAGTAATGGCCTTGGTCCTACCATGAAGCCTACCCTGATGAATGAAGTTGCTAATGATTACGCTGAGACTGTCCGCAATGCATACAAAGGTATGTATAGCGAAGATGTTATCCAAGCTGCTAAGTCTAGGAAGAAGGTTGAGCTAGAGAAGAGCACTAAGTACCATGTCCTTGACATTGCTGAGAAGGATATCGGCTTTGATAATTACACCGTTGAGATTACAATGGGTAAGGACAATGGACTTCCTTTTACAGACATAGACAATGCTACTAAGTTTGCTAAGAACTTGGGTGGTAGAGTAGAGCCGTATGGCCTTAACGCTGCTGGCTCTGCCCCTGAGGGTTATGTAGTTAAGCTTGATAGAAACTTGAACATGAAGGGTTTGAGTACAGCTACTGAGCTTGGTAAGCTTCGGTCTTCCATGTTTGATATCTTCGCCTCTCCTGAGGTTACCTCCAGTAAGGACTTGAACACTGTCCTTAAGAGAGGCCTCGACAAGATTGGCTTTGTTGAGAATGAGATTATCAATCAGCATAAGGCCATCTTTAAGAAGATCTCTAGAGATGATGCTAAGGGCATTGATCAGGTTATCTCTAAGCTGAATACTGAAGATCCTCTTGACGGTGACTGGTATGACATCAGCACCTTTAAAGATAAGTTCTATAACCAGACAGGACGATCTGCTAGTAAGGAAGTCATCGATGGATATGTCTCCAGTTACAAGCTTGCTGAGACAGCAAGATGGCTTGAGGCTGATCGTATTCTAAAGAGAAGCACTGGTGAGAAGATTGATCAGTTTGTTGGCTCTGCTGATGGTAAGACTTTCTACCGTATGAAGAGGCTCCCTGCTGGGTCTCTCCCTCGCCTTGAGGAGTATGCCCAGAAGTATGTCTACGATCTTAATACAGGTAAAATTATTGCTAGATCTGACTTTATGAAGGGTGGTAAGGAGAAGAATCTTTACCAGCTTGTAGACGTAGACAATGCACCTGAGGTAAACGGTAAGAAGGTTCTCTATGCTACAGGTAGTCTGAAGACTTCTCGTCCTCTCCTTCCCTCTGATGTTGTACCTAAAATCGCTGGTGGCTCAAGAGGATCAGGCAATATCCACGGTTTCCTTGTCTCTCAGAGAAAGACTGTAGACCTCTCTGACAATGCTGTGAACCTTACACCGACTGTCTTTGGTGTAGGTAGGACAGCACAGGAACTCGTTAAGATGGGTACTGAGGTCAATACTCTGCTGAAGGGTCTCCGAGACTTTGATGCTGGGGCTATCGGTCAGGATATTATGAATGGTCTTATCAAGGCTAATAACAACTTTAATCCTAGTATTGAGGATGTAGACAGTCTTAAAACCTTTATCGATAAGCACGGTATTAATCCTGCTGAAGACATCCAGATTGTGACAAAGGATATGCCCCTGCCTGAGGTAGGTGTCGCTAGGTTTGAGAACTATCGCCTTGGTAAGTTCACGACATACGATGAGCTTTATACTAAAGGTTCTAGGAACAATGCGATTATTTATGGCTACGATAATAAAAACTTTAAGCAAGTTGATGCTGTTCGGGGTATCGAAAGAGACTTTGCTAAGGGTACAAACTACGTTGCTGAAAGAGAATACTCTGTAAAAGCTGTCGAGGGTTTCCTAAACGCAGCTATCCAGAATAAGCTTATCCTTAACTACGATGATATAAAGAGCAAGCCTTTCATTCAGCAGTTGAAAGAAGCTGATATCGTTAACTCTGAAGCTGGGAATAAGCTTAAGACAGAGAGAAGAGTTATTTTGAACAGGCTGAGTGAAACAAATGAGTTTGCTCAAGCTTGGAATAGACGCATGACAGGAGTTGGTGAGTGGATCTTTGAGGCTCGCCTTACAAAGGGTTTAGACATTATCGATAAGATGAACATTAGACCAGACGTAGCCCTACGCTCCTTTGCTTTTGACATGAAGCTGGGCATGTTTAACCCGGATCAGTTCATTGTTCAGGCTTCTTCTGCTTTGAACATTATGGCTATCGCTCCTATGGATGGTCTTAAGGCTGCGGCTGCGTATCTCCCGCTTAGAATCGCTATGATTAACCCTGACCCGAATGTTCTTAAGGCTTTGTACAAAAGGTCTAGCGCATTCATTGGTATGACTGAAAAAGAGTTTCTTGAGTCTATTGATTACATGAGAAGGTCTGGTAGGTATCAAGTTAACCAGAACATCTCTGAGATTAATGGTACCTACGACATTACAAGGGGTATGATTAACAAGGTTAGAGAAGCTGGCAGAACTCCCTTTAACGAGGGTGAACGAGTCCAGAGACTGATGGCTACTAACGTAGCTTACCGTGAGTTTAGGAAGGCTAACCCTGTCCTCGATGTCACGACAGATGCTGGCTTCAGGATCATGGATGACTTCATTACAAACCGTGCTGATGCTATTACCATGAACATGACAAGAGCTTCGGCAGCTTGGTGGCAGCAAGGCTTTATGTCTCTTCCTACCCAGTGGCTGGGCTATCAGGCAAAGCTTATGGAGAATATCTTCTTCAGTAGAAACCTTACAGGAATAGAAAGAACTAGATTGGGCTTGGCTCAAGTTGTTCTATTCGGTGGTGCTGGTATTCCGCTTGGTGGTACGATTGTCAATACCTTTGTGGATCAAAGTTCAGAAGGTATTGACAAAGACGCCTATACTGTGCTAAGGTATGGGTTGATCGATTATACTTTGTCGAACATTATCGGTGAAGATACGGCAATGTCCGGTAGACTTGGTGTCGGTGATGGCATCCTTCAGGTCTACGAAGATGTCATGGACAAAAACTTTGCTGAACTTATCGGTGGCCCCTCTCTGTCTATTGCTACAGATACAGGATCTTCAGCTATAACCATGTTCGGTTCTCTCTTCAATAGCGATATTAGTCTTACCCAGTATGATATTGGAAAAGTTCTAAGGAATATCTCTACATTGGATAAGGCTGCTAAGGCTTACTATCTAATGCAGACTGGAGAGTTCATCGACAAGAAGGGTCGCACTCTAGCAGAAGAGATGAATCCTTGGAATGCTCTATGGAACACCCTTGGTACTCCTTTCCAAGAGGTTGAGCTTTACTACGATGTACGACAGGCTTTGTATTCTGAAAGCCAGATGGTTAAGGGTGTAACAGATCGTACTAGAGAACTTATTAGACTCCAGAATGATTACATTGCAGAAGGTGACATGGCTTCTGCTACAGGTATTCGAGATGAGATTCTTTCTTTGCTTTCTCCATTGTCTCCTGACCAAAGGAGAAATGTAATTAACTTGAGTAGAGAAAGTTTTAGAACTCTCGCTAATACTTCTATTATGCAGGATGCAAAGACAGCTAATCAGGGTCTTAGTATCCAGCTTCAAAAACTTATTTCTAAAGAGGGACAATAAGAATGGCTATCTTTAAACCTGAAGTAAGAACTGTTGAAGGTTCGAATGTAGGTACATATAATCCACCGACTATGGACTACTCTGGTTTCTTCTCTGGTATTGGGGAGAGCATCGCTGGTATTATTAATACAAAGGGTAGCGGTGGAAATATTTCAGAGTCGGATAAGAAAGCTCTCGTTCTAAAAGATGTTACTTCAAATATCCAGAGAGCATACGAGATTGAAAACGGAACTGTCCGTGCTGTAACTATGAAGAATCTCCAGAAAAATGCTATCCTAGAGAACCCTCAATATAGAGATGATATTAAGGGTATCTTTGGAGAATTTTCAGGAGAAATTTTTCAGGGTACTGGTGCTGATCCTGATGCACTTGTTCAGGCTAGTACGTATAAGTGGGCAATGGATACCTCTGAGGGTCAGTCTGCTGCTGTCGTTGCTCAGATGAAATCTGGTGGTGATCCTCTTCTTCAGGATCAGTACATTAAGGATGCTTATCTTCAAGACCTTTCTTATAAGAATAAGGTTTCTGCTGCTGAACAAGAAGCAAAGCTTATTGAAGCTGATGATAAGAAAAGAAAGATCCTTTTTGGAACTAATGTAAGACCTCTCTTGCAGGGTAAAGTTGATAGTTCTTTTGCTCAGGATACTTCTAAGGAAGTTATTGATAGGCTTAGGCTGGAAGCTAAAACGAATAATCTTGATGAGACTACTTTTCTTATTGATTCTTTGACAGCTACAAGAAACCAGAGACTTGCTGAAGTTACAAATGAGATTAACAGGATGGGTCTTGATCCTACAACAGTGAATCCTGAAAGCTTTATGGCTGGTTACGATTCTACTTTAAAGACCCTTACTCAGAATAAGGATCTTATCTCCCGGTCTATGCAAACTATGACTGAAAATCAGCAGGCTCAAGTCGGTAGTATTATTAGAGATCCTTCCTTGAGAAGTGCTTTCCTTAAGGGTAATCCTGCTGTTATCTCTGAACTTCTTTTACAGCCTGAAAACAAGGCAGATCTTGCTAAGGTTTCTGAATTGTCTATCGGCATCGCGGGCAATGGTATGACTCCGAATGTTTCTGAGACAACACTTGGTACAGAAGACATTGGTGATTCTCCTAGAAGATTTGCAGAAGTCTATAAGGGTATGGCCCCAGAAGAAGAACTTATTAATATCTTTAAAGCTCCGAGAGATGCTCAGATTTCTCTTGGTAAGTTAGGTATTAATTCTGTTAGAACTTATAAGTACGACCCTACTATGCCTGAAAAGACAGAGGGCGCATATCGTAATATCAGTGCTATGTATATTACTGCACTCCCCGGTATCGATGTCGAAGGCTCAAGCTATAAGTCTGCGAATGTTAGGAACCTTATCGGAGATATTGCTTTCCGTACAATCGATAACATTAAGTCTACAAACCCTAACCTTGGCAATGACCTATACAATAAGATGAATACCTATGCAGCTAACGCTGTATATAGACTAACTACTTCTTTTAATCTTAACATGGATACCATTAAGGATACGGAGTTCTCTCCTTTTATCCTTGAGATAGACAAGAATAATAACCTTAGTCTTAACGTAAACCCTGAAGCTCTTAAGAATGATGTCACTCTTATGAAAGCAATGGGTGCCTATCGCTATGAGACGAAGGGTACTGGCAGAGGAACACAACAGGTTGGTGTCCAGACAATGCCAGCCGAGACTGATCCCATGAAGATCCTGTCTAACTATGTTGCTATTGGCGAGGGTGCTAATGCTAGAGAGGTAATGGATATTATCGAAGCATTGAGGATTCTTTCTGCCCAGTCCAAGAAGATCCCTCCTGAGATTAGAAGCAAGATAGATCCGATTGAACTTATCAAGCAGAATGCTACAGTAATAGGTAAGTAATAAAATGGGTGTCTTTGCTCCTGAAATAAACACAGAGGGTACTCCAGTAAGTACTGTAAACCCTACTGCTAATCTAACTGAGGAAAACCTAACTAATATCGGTAAGGGTATTGCTGATATCATAGAAGGTATATCTGCTGCTACTGCACCAAAGCCTATGGAAGGGCTTATCAGTGATCAGGAAACAGAAGAAGAGTATGTCATCCCAGAACCTACTCCGACTTCTAGTACCTCTGGTCTTCCTGTTGAAGCCCAAGCTTTCCTAGATGCTATCGCTTCTGCTGAAGGAACTGGCGGTGATTATAACATCATCGTTGGTGGTAAGAAGTTTCAAGGGTATGAGAAGCATCCGAATGTTGTAGGTCTTAAGACGAAGGCTGGTCCCAGTACTGCCGCTGGTAAGTACCAGATTACTAAGCAGACATGGGATGATCTTCAGAAGAACTACCCAGAGTTGACAGACTTTAGCCCTGACAATCAGGATAAAGCTGCGTTTTATCTAGCTACTGAGCGGTACAAGAGAGGTACAAAGGGTAGAGATCTTGCTTCTGACCTTGCTGCTGGCAATACATCATACCTTAGAGAGAGTCTACAAAGTACTTGGACAGGTATCCGAGTAACGAAGGACTTCGAGAAGACAATCGATAACAATGTTAGAAGCCGTTCGACTACAGTCCTTAAGCCTGTCGGCTTTACCAATATGAAGTACTCGAATGAACAGGCTATCAGAAATAAACCTGTCTCTCCTGAACTGGAACTGAAGCTTGATGTAGCAGTAAGTACTATCCTTGGTACTGGGTACACCGTAGAGATCTTCTCTGGTGGACAAGAGAAGAAGGGTAAGGGTGTACGTAGAACAGGTAGCATCCGCCATGACGTAGACGATCTTGGTCGTGGCTTGGCTGCTGATGTCCGTATCTATGATACTGCTGGTAAGCAAGTTACAGATAGGGCTCAATTGGATAAGGTAAGAGACTTCTGGATACAGAAGAATTATGGATCTGTCGGTACGTACATGCCGGGATCAGGTATTCACTTTGACATCTGGACAAAGGATAAGCTCCTTCCCGGTATGTCTTCTACTTGGAGTTATTAATATGCCATTGAATGCTAAAGGTAAG